CTGTGGGGAATTGTCGCCCTTGGGGTTGTGGCACACCAACAAACGAATTAAAAATGAGTTGTTGGTGCAAAATGTTTCACAAAAGACTTATACACTTACACACACTAAACTAACTAATGACAACAAGCGATGAAGCCATCAAAAGAGTATACACTCTAATCAAAAAGTGCCAAGAACTAAAGGCAAACGGTCACGACGAAATAACGGTCCGTAAACTTTTGAAAAAATACCATAATCAGTGGTATGTGACATCTAGAGTAACTCAAAATGATGACATTCAAAAAGTCTTGGATAGGGAATTTCCATAATGGACCTAGAATTTGAAGAATCAATAGACATAGGTTTTCGTTTACAGTTTTTCTGTAAAAAATGTAAACTTATTCTAAGTCCTAACAAATTGATTAGAGGTTGCCCAAAATGTCAAGAACAGTTCGATTTACTACATAGATAATTACTTGTCTAGTAAATCGTGTCCTTCTTTTTTATCTTCTAACAAATAAAAGAGAAATTTTTTTTCAACTCTATGAATACAGCGCATATTGTGAATCGTTAGTCCTAATATGGCTATACATAGAGCGTAAATTCCTTCTATCATTTGTTAGAATTAGGATTATAGATTTTGAGGACCACTACTCCACAAACTGATACCATAGCTATTCCTAAAAAGGCTAAAGTTGCTAAAAAAGATTCCATTATTCCACCTCCTCTATACTTTGGCTGATGCGTAATTTGGATTTATAATAACATAATTGAATTTCTTCAAAAGAATGTTCATCTAATGGTTTATTACAGTACGCACAATTAGACATCAGTTTCAACTCCTGTAATGGTATCGTATGCAATACCGGTTCCACCATTTCTTAAATTAATGTATTTACCGGCTGGTACTTCAATATACATATCAACAGATAAACCGACGTTTCCTTCACCTAAGGCTCCCATATTCGTCTGAAGTTTAATTCCACCTACTACGCTTGGGGTTGTATGTTCATATAATGTAAATTCTGCTGAAACGGTAGTTGCTGTATTATATGGTGTACTTGAATGATTTAAAATAATAAACTTCTTTCCAACAGGTACGATATAGTCCGTTCCTTTATCTTTGAATGCGTCATAAGTTCCTCCAGCATTAGCTAAAGCGTAAAAACTATACATCCTAGTATTGGCATCTTTAATCCATTTATTTTGACCTACGCCAATAACAATTGGTTCGGTCATAACATAACCTCCATAGGCACTTCCGTACCACCGTTAAATTGAACGCTTGAGCCTGTAGTAACACTCTGTTTTAGTTGTAATGGTCCGCCTTCACCGGCTTGTGAGTTATGTTTATGAGCTGTAATTCCGCTAGAACCACCGCCTCCACCGCCAAAACTCAAGTTAAGGACTCCTTTTGAGTTGCGATATTAGGACCAATTTCGTAGGAACGTCCGGCAACTTGTGCTGTAATTTGCACTGGTTGAGTAGATGGTCCACCAGTTGAATCAATCTCAACTCTGGAAATAATCATATTATCAAAAGTTCTAAATGAAGAAGCACCTAAATTTAATGGAGTTAAGAACTGTCCATTTACGTTATAGGTGACTGCTTGCGCGCCATCTGTATTATCAATAATTAGAGATGTTGCCGGACCTCCAAAACGATTGGCAAAATCTACAACTTGTCTAGTATTTGCCTGTAAGGTAATACCTACAGGAGTTGTAATAATTCGTGTTGAGTTTGGTTCGGTTCGGAATTCCCTTCCGTTTAAGACTACCATTTGGTTAAGTCACCTAAAAGAAGTTTCTATATCTGATTTGGAATGAGTATGTATATGGTAAGGCTGTGACGGTTGCGTCTGCTTGGGAACGATAAGATATCTGTTTTCCGCCTTGGGCAGATATTGGAATAGGTCCTATTGGTTGTCTGCCTGCTGTTGTTGGGCTAGATGATACAGAGAAGAATGCTGGTCCTGCCTCTAGTTGGTTAATGAATAATTGTGTTCTAATTAAATCGCCTCCTGCGGCTGTATCTGGTGAGTTTACAAAGTCCTCAATAACATTATCGTTTGATAATTGTAAAGTAGTTTCACCAGTAATAGCATCAGTAGCGTTAACTGGAACGCCTACAACTGCCAATGCAGAATTATAACGTCTTACAAGTGGAACAGCCATGTCTAAAGCGTGCCTCCTTGTGTCAAGCCTGCGCCTGATTGAACTCTTTGATTGCCTGCCATCATTGGAGTAAGGAACATTGGGATTGCAGAACCTACGAGAGTTTCAACTCCTCCAACAAGATAAGAGGCTATACCTGTTACGGCTTTTGTCATGTTTGGACTAAGACTTGGAACGACTGCTGTAGCGACTAAGGGAACGGCTACGGCTACTCCCATTCCACCAAGAATTTTGGCTAGAGTTTTAGATTTAAACATAGATTTTAAAGCCATACTACCAATTCCACATACTATCCTTATTAGTTTTACGCTTTGTACGTGATTTACGTTTCTTTTTAGGTTCGTAAGCACGTCTAGCAGTCTTGCGAACTTGCCCTTTACGAGTTGATTTACGTTTAGTTTTCTTTTTTGCTTTTCGTTTATTCATAGCGACTAGTTTTGCTGTTGCTCTTTTTTGAGCTGGTGAACGTCGTTTTTTACGCATTTGAACGTGCGCCTCCTGAGAAGTATTGAGGATATTTAGCTCTAGATTCTTCTATTGCTCGTTTAATTGCGATTTGGTCCGTAGGATTGTAATTATCTTCTATGAAGGAATAGGTAGCGTTTGTATTTAGAACGTAACTAGGTGATAAGGTTTCTACAAAGTTTTTAGTATTTGGTGAGGCTGTTAATGGAGTTCCGCTAGATGATAAACCTGTTCCACTATCAAAGCCTGACTGTGTGACTGAGCCTGAGCCTTCACCTTCAAAGCCTGAATAACCTATCAAATCTTTAACTGTAAATAATGGATTTAGCAATTTTGCTGTTCCTTCCCCAAATCCAGTAAATAATTCTCTTAATCCTCCTCCTATTGAGCCTAATGACTGACCTAAGCCCACGCCTGAAGCCGTTAAGGCTTGCGCTGTTTGTGTGGCTTGAGCAGGTCTTGTTAATGCGTTGCCTAAGAAGAGAATACCTATGCCTAGTATGGCTAAGGGTGCGATTTTGGATAAAATACCCATGAAATTAGTTAGCCTAATACTTTATTAAGTTATTCTATAATGGATTAAAAACGTCCTTAAATCGCTTGGTCCAATAGGATTTAGTATTTCCCACAAAAATTTGTTTATCATCTCTTATTCGTTCTTTAGTGTATAAAGTGCCGTATTCTTGCTCTAAGAGTGTTTGAGCGTTTTTAGGCGTTAATTGTTCTTGTTGAAATATAGGCACTAGATTGGTTTTTTCAAATAAAATTGGGATTGCGTCTGCTTGTTGAATTGTTAAAGACGGTTGAGTGGTCCTAAAAACATTAACCCTTTTTGATTGACTTAGAAGTAATAACCCCCCTATTACCAGTCCAATAGGTAATAATTTTTTAATTAGGTTCGAAGCCTTTACCATAACATCTGTCACACTCCTCTAGATAAAAATATTCTATTCCTCTCGCGCCTATGTCATTTCGGTATATTTTGCCGTGACCATCACATAAATGGCACTTTGAAGGTCTTTTGATAACATTAGAGAGATTGAGGATATTGGACTGGTTCTTCCTTTGGTCCGGAGTTTGATTTGCTAATAATATCTGTGAGTTTTTCTGTAACTTCTGGCTTAAGGTTTCCATCTTTATCCATTACTAAAGGCTCAACTAAATGTTTATACTTTTTTGCTAATTTCTTGTAATTTGTAGGTAATCCATCAATAACTGTGTCTAAAACGTTACGTCCACCTGATTTAATGTCCGTTTCTGTTAATGTTGGTCCTTGTTTCTGTCTTGCAATAACTCCCTTAAGCCTTCTGACTTCTGTATAGTTTGATTTGAGTTCTTCCTCGTATTCTTTGAGTTTACGCCTAGCGATTGGAGTAAGAGTTGTTTTATTCCGAGTAATGATAATACCGGAAATGCCAAGAGATAGACACGCAACCAACAAAAATGATGATACAAGTAAGTCAAACTCCATAGATTTACTCATACTTGCTTATAGATATACCCTTCCTTCCCCCCAGACCCCCCCATCCTACCCCGTTTTAGCTAACTTTTTAACCCGAGTGTGTCTATCCTTGTATAAGGGACCGGCAATCTGTGGGGAATTGTCGCCCTTGGGGTTGTGGCACACCAACAAACGAATTAAAAATGAGTTGTTGGTGCAAAATGTTTCACAAAAGACTTATACACTTACACACACTAAACTAACTAATGACAA